CCACAACGCAAAAAGGTTCGTAAGTGTTAAAAAGAACCGCTCTGGGCACGGAAAAGGCACAAAGAAGTACAATACTAAGCGCAAATAGGTGTATATTTGGTACTGAAACAGTAAAAATCAATGTTTTAGTATGGAATTTAATCAACCTAGTGAAATTGTAAAGGACCTTACGTTTGGTTCTGACGCAGAAAAAGGCCTTTTAGAAGGCGTCACCAAGTTAGCGGTGGCTGTAAAGAGCACTTTGGGTGCCTCTGGTAAGTGTGTAATCTACGAAAATGCAATGGGTATGCCGGTAATTACCAAGGATGGTGTTACAGTGGCTGAATCTGTAGTGCTTTCTGACCCATTAGAGAATATGGGTGCAACTTTAATCAAAGAAGCGGCTAGAAACACCGTAAAAGAAGCGGGTGATGGCACGACCACAGCAACATTATTAGCACATCGACTACTAAGACTAGCTATTAGCGCTAGAGAAGTGGCAACTAACAGAGAAATCAGGGATGGTTTAGACTCAGCGATGCACAAAGTGCTGAATTACCTAGACAAAGTAGCTATAGAGGTCACTGATGAGCGTTTGTATGACGTAGCCACCATTTCAACAAACAACGATACCGAGCTTGGAAAAATTATAGGGGATGCTTTTTCCCAAGTCGGGCGCAACGGTGTTGTTTTGATGGAAGAAAGTGAGACAGAAGCCACCTATACTGAGATTGTAGACGGTACGCAATTTGATTCTGGAATAAAATCACCGTATTTAATGACGGATAAGGAAAAAGGTAGAGCTGTTTTAGAGAACCCTCTGGTACTTATAGTTTCATCGCCAATACCTAACATCCGTAAGATACAAAACGTCCTAGAATACGCTATAAAGAACAACGAGAGCCTACTTATCGTGGCAGAGCTAGAGCAACAACCGATGCAAACACTGCTAATGAACAAGGTGAAGGGTAATATCAAGGTAAATATCATTGATACACCAGGTTTTGGACCAATGAAGCAGGACACTATCGCTGATTTAGCAGCTATAACAGGTGCACAAGTAATGAACGAAGAGCTAGGTGATGATCTTGATATGATTGACCCTGGTTGTTTAGGTAGAGCATTAAAATCAGTAACAGATGACAAAAACACTGTGATTACAGTAGAAGAGATGCCTGAGCAAGCTACAGAGCGTATTACCGCTGTAGAAGAAAAAATTAAAAATGAAAAGAACCCGTACTTTAAATCTAAACTTGAACAACGACTTGGTATGTTATCTGGCCATGTTGGAATTGTACGTGTGGGTGCATTATCAAAAGTTGAACTTAAAGAGAAAAAAGACAGGGTCGAAGACGCTTTGTATGCAACAAAGGCAGCACTTAAGGACGGTATCGTACCTGGTGGAGGCGTTGCACTGCGTAACGCGGCAGAACGAATCAATGCAAAGGGTGCTGGAGAGGAAGTCTTACTCGCAGCTATTGAGCAACCATTTGTAACTATACTTGACAACGCTGGTTTAGAGACTGTGGTAGAAAAGCTACCTAAAGGCACAGGTATTAACGTTATGACAGGTAAAGTAACCAATATGGTTAAATCAGGTGTTATTGATCCAGTGTTGGTTACAAAGACAGCTCTAAAGAACGCGGTTAGTGTAGTTAAGACTATTATCTCAGCGGATTGTGTAATTTCAAACCAGAGGATAAACAATGCGAGCAATTAATTTTTATGTGCTTGTAGAACAGCACAAGATAGAGTCTAAGAAAATAGGTGGTCTAGAAATAACAGATAACCTAGATAGTGACAATAGGTATATAAAAGCAACTGTGGTTAGCGTAGGTAGTGAGGTAGAACACCTGATAAAAGAAAACGAGGTGGTTTACTACGATAGGCATGCTGGTAACAATGTGGATCACGAGGGTAAAAAATACCAGGTTATAAAAGTAACTGATATAGTTTTGGTTGAATAATGAATATAGAGTCGTCTGATATTAGGGATATGAAGATTTTTATGTACTACAGGCTAGTACGTAAATGGGCTTGTAAAACATACAGTATCAACGATGCAGACCTTGAATTATTAATCTATTTAGATTGCAAAGTGCGATTTACGCGTAATGATTTTAAAGTAGGTACCAAAACATATTCTTGGGACAAGCACAGATGGGAACGCTTACGTAGAGATGGTTGGATTGTTGTCTGGAGAGAAAGAAATAGAACAACACAGAAGTATACAATTTACACCGTCAGCACTAAGGCAAAGCATTTAATAAGCAGGATATACAGGATATTACTCGGTGAAGAGGATATACCAACATCCGATAGAAGTGTGTTCAGTAAGCGTGATTCCTATTCTGGCAAGGTTTATTCCTCGAGTGTTGACGATATGATTAAAGACGCAGACAGATAATGGCATTTAGGATGAGAAATAACCTCAGCGGACTAGATAAAGTAGTTGCTGATGAAAGTACACCAGAAACACCTATATTTATAAAAAAATTAGATGAAGGTGTACAGGCTGAGGCTAATAATGATGGTTCTATATACATAGACCCTGATACTCCAGATAGTGAAATTAAAACCGCTATTAGTCACGAGAAGGTACACATTGATCAAATGAAACGTGGTGATTTAAATTACGACGATGAAAATGTTTACTGGAAAGGAAAAAAATACCCAAGAAAAAATATGAAAGAAGGTAGTAAAAAACTACCTTGGGAAAAAGAAGCTTATGAAAAACAATAGTATGAAAAGTAGACCAATTACTAGTAGAAGTAAAGGTACACCTCTACACAAAGAAGATCCTAAAAAATTAGGTAAAATGAACGTTGTTGACGCTCAAGGTAACCTACTTGGAGCTGACGATAATGTTAAGATAACTGAAGGATCTGACGCTGTGCCTGAGGTTAGAAAAACGATTTTATACAGTGATTTACCTGAAAGTCAAAGACAAGCTGCTCGTGATTACAATATGAAAAAATATGGTACTCATAATCCAACAGCAGAGGGTAAAGCTGATAACACAATTGTTGTTCAAGAAGGAAAACCAGCTACAGAGGGATCAGGTGAAAGAACAACATCATACGAACCTAAGTTAACGGAAGGAAGAGAAGCTGATAAAGTAGATACATTCTTACCATGGGAAAGACGTTTCGCTCAGCGTACGCAAAGAGGTGCTGTTAGAGATGAAATCAGACGTGGTAAGAGGGGTATGAAACAACTCGATAAAGCTTTAAAAGCTGGTGCTATCACCCAAGAACAATACGACAAGGATTATGCTGAAGCAAGTAAATTAGCATTTGGTCAGGGTAATATCGCTAAGGGACAATACACTAATACCGCGGGTATGGATGCTATTTTATCTCAAGGTTACCAAGCTAACCCAGCTGTTTCTACAAATACAGACATGCTACGTAAGCCCAAAGCTGAACAAGAAGCTGGTCAACCAGTGAAAGCTGATGGTTCAGAACAGATGACTCAAGCAGAATACGAAGCTGGTGGTAAAGGTAAGACAACACCTAAGACTAGCGCGGCGGTTCAAGATGCATCTTCTAAAGCAGGAGCTTCAGTTACTGAAGACCAAGCTAAACAAGAAAGTGGTGAATTACCAAATTTATCAACTACAATCCTTACCGCTAATCAGACGAGGTTTGATAGAGACGGTGACCCAGAAGCAGAAGAGATTCCAGATTTTAAAAGAGACCCAGAACAGGCTGTTAGTGTAAAACCTAAACAATACAAACCAAGTGAACCTAAAGGCGCTGAACTAGTTCAAATAAACAAACCTGACACAAGACCTTCTTCTTCTGATATGTTTGGTGGTTTGAGTACTGTAGAGCTATCTGATTTAAGCGAAGCCCTTACAGATCAACAAAATCAAGCTACAAACGAAGCAAATCAATTTACAGGAGAAAGTGTTCAAGCTAACACAGGCACTGGTGACAGAAGTGATATGGTTTCTTTTGAACCAACAGCTAGAGAAAAAGCTGAAAAAACAATTGAAGACAGAACAATAGATAAAAACCGTCCTTTATCTGACGGTACGCCTTACGCTCCTGTTAACGAGTCTATTGTAACAGGTCTTGTTGATGGAACACCTTCTCTTGAAGCTAATGAATCTTTAGTTAGCAATCCTTTGTTTAAGAAAGGCTACAAGATGAACCGTAGTCATAGTCCATCTATGATGTACAATAAAAACACACCTACTAGAAAAATGGGTTCACCATTAAACAAGCTTACGGATTTAAGCAAAGACAGTGGTCCTACTAAAATGAAAAAAGGTACTGCGTTTAAAATGAAAGGTTATGGCAAAAAGTAAACCATGTTGGAAGGGATATGAGATGGTTGGCATGAAGTCTAAAGACGGTAAAAAAGTACCAAACTGTGTACCTATAACAAAAAGAACAAGAAAAAAGTAATGGCATACGTTCAGCATTCACCTTTTAAAAAGGTTAGAAAAACAACAAAAGGTAAAGGTCGTAATTTTAGAACGACAGAGGAAGGTGCTGGTATGACCAAAAAAGGCGTAGAGCGCTATAGAAAAGAAAACCCAGGCAGTAAATTAAAAACAGCTGTTACGGGTAAAGTTAAACCAGGTAGCAAAGCTGCTAAGCGTAGAAAGTCTTTCTGTGCTAGATCGAAAGGTTGGACCTCTGAAAGAGGTAGAGCAGCACGCCGCCGCTGGAAATGTTAATTATGATATTTATTGTACTATTTATTTCTTTAGCTGTAATAGCTTATTTGTTAGCACTTTACAGTGAAAAACTAGAAGATAAAAACAGAAACTACGTACCTGACGAGGCTGAAGAAATCTACTTTTCTTTAAGCAAGTACATGTCTGAAGTATACAAGGCATTTAAGGATTTAATAAAAGTTATTCTAAGAAAAAATGTCTAATAAGATAAAAAACACTAAAATAGGTAAACTGTTGAAAGACAAGCTACCTAACGCTTTAGACTTAGTTGGTGATTTATTACCAGATCAAGGCGCTCTTGGTATTATAAAAAACGTTATAGATAAGTCTGATATACCCGAGGTTGATAAAGAGGTTTTACATAATCAAGTAAAAGAACTTTACTCATTAGAAGTTTCTGACAGAGATAGCGCTAGAAAAAGAGAGATTGAGGTAGCTAAGACAAGAAGTTTTGATATCATGTTTAACCTTACAGGTTTTGTTGGTTTAGGGGCTTTTGTTTTCTTGATATATGCTATTGTGTATTTAGAGATACCTCACGCAAACAAAGAAGTTTTTATACATCTTATAGGTATATGTGAAGGTATTGTACTGAGTATATTTGGTTATTTCTTCGGTTCAGCAATATCTAACAAATCAAAAGATGGCTAGAATAAACACTTACGCTAACGATGAAAACATTAGTGGTAACGACAAGGTTCTAGGTACTGATACAACTTCTGTAACTAGGAACTATACTTTTACCAATATAGGTAATTACTTAAATAAAGCTAATGTAGTTTCTATACTAGGTCAAAACAACTTTGTATTTCAAAAAGAACTTATAAATGGTGTAAGGCAAGAGGGTAGCGTAAGTTTTTTAGGTTATAGTGGTGCTGGTACTCAGCTTTCAGCTATAACTTCTTTAGTTTTTAGTGCTAAAAATTCAGCAGGTATAAATGTAAATGAGTTTATAACAAGTTTAGTTGGTAAAAACATGATGTTTAGCCAATTAGACGACCCTAATAACTACGCTCAGTATAAGCTAAATGGTTTTACAGAAATATCAAATGAACCTGGTTTTTATACAGCTAGCTTACAATACATAAGCGGTAGTGGCGCTATAAGTGAAAATGCGTACTACGGTCTTGCTTTGTATTCTTTAGGAGGTGGTGCTAACTGGGGTGAAATAGAGGGTACTGTAACAGATCAAACAGATTTAGTAAACTACATCACAAGCAGGTTGTCATCTGATACTATTAATGATGCGGCAGATGTTTTGCAGGTTTTAGAAAACGGAGGGCTTACACTTGGTGAAGATGTTATTAATGCTAAAGTACCGTTTACTATTTTCGGAAAAGACGAGAATGGGGACATTATAGTTATACCAAACACAACCACGCCTCTTGGGTATACACTTCCAAAACCTTCCTCAGAACTATTAACACAAGGAGTGCCTCATATTATGGTTACTAAAAGTGATGGAACAAACATAAACCTAAGTTGGTTGAATCTTGGTTTTGCTTTAGAGGCAGATGATACAGTGTCTCTTGACGGAGGTACGTTTACATAATAAAAAATATGAGTGTTAGAATATTAGCAACAAGAGGTACAGAATCGCAAATACAATCAGCAAGTTCTGCAAGTCAATCTGAGGGGCAAATAGCCTATGCAACGGACACTAAAGACTTTTACGTTAGTGACGGTACGCAGTTTAATAAGATTGGTAAAGACCAACTATCGCAGTTTAGCGAAATATCTGTTGTTACTGATATTGGCACTTGGACGGTCAATCAAGACAACGCTTTGGACTTAAATCCCCCTGAAGGAAACCCAACAGGTATAACATTTAAACCCGACGGTACAAAGGTATTTACCATAGGGTATAGCCTTAACAGGGTGCAGATGTACGACCTTTCAACCGCTTGGGATTTAACATCCGCAGGAAGCCCTACACAAAGTGAATATTTAGTACAAAATAATTTAAGTAGCACACAGGAAGATTTCTTTATCGACTCAAGTGGTACACGAATGTATGTGCTTTCAAGAAGTTCGGATAGTATTGGTCAGTTTACTTTGAATACTGCTTGGGATATTTCAGATATTACATTTGTACAAGACGTACATTTAAACTCAACGGGTCTTAGCGGAGGAGTAGCAGGTTTTGTAACGGGAGAACCCGACCCTTCGGGTTTAACCTTTAAGCCTGATGGTACAATTCTTTATATTGTAGGATATAACCAAGACAAGGTACATCAAATACCCTTGTCAACCGCTTGGGACATATCCACACATGGAACGATAACGTCAGTTGATGTTTCTTTAGAGGGGACTCCAAATGCTGTGCAGTTTAACAATGATGGTACAGAAATGTACGTCATGGGTTATAGTACCGATTCGATTCATTATTACTCTCTGTCTACTGCTTGGGACGTTACCACCGCTTCTTTTGTTAAAGCGTCACCGTCTTTTAGAAATATAGAAGGTACAGGCACAGGTTTTTACTACAATGAAACTGAGCAAAAAAGTTTTATATGTGGTAGGTCTACTGATTTTGCTTACGAGGTAAATGTATCCGAAGCACTAAGATTTACCGACATTATATCCGCCCCAACTATTCAAGGTGATACGGTTGTAGCGAACGAGTTAATAACGCCAAGTACGGGTCAAAGTAATTTTTATAACAGTGTGTACACACACGGTTTTTTACAAACTAATAGCAGTACATATTTAGGTTACAATACAGGCGCACAAAATATAAGGATAGGAAATACTGCTTATGGCAACTTCAGGTTTCATGTTTTTCAAGGGAATTATATAGAATCTAGCTTTATAAATGACCCGACTACAAATTTACCTAACATTAGATTTTTTAACCCTCTTATTGGGGGTGTTGGTGTATTTTCTATTGGTAAAACACATAACACAAGTTCAAACTATTTGCTTGGTGGGGTTACAGATATAGAATCTGAAGCAGATACATTTGACCACAAAGGAGAAATTACATTAGGCGGTGAACTTAAAATTGCGGGAAATCAACCGCTTAGATATAAAGACCCTAACCTGTACACGCAGGGTACACAAATAGTATTAGATAACTTTACTGAAGCGTCTGATACGGATTTACTTAATCATACACCCGACACAGGTAGTGGATATACACGAGTTTATGTTAGTTCGGGAGCAAACAACACCAATGATTACGCTAAAATATCGGGAGGCGACGGATATGTAGCTCCTGCGCGAAACAACACTTCTGATGGTTTTCGTTTTACAAATGACACCACTATTAGCACTGCTAACTATGAAGCAAGGGCGGTTATTAAAAGACAATCAACCAGTGATGACCCGCTTGTTTTATTTGTAAAGTACATTGATGAAGATAATTATTTTGCAATGCACTTTGCGGGTAATTATAGTTACTGTACACCAATGTCTGTAGTTAATGGAGTGCACACACAACACGGTTATTTATACTATCACGCTAACACTTCTTCCGCTGATAATATAAATATTGAAGTAGCACTAAGGGTTGTAGGTAACAATGTGCATTTGTTTTATGAGGGCAGGTACAGAGGTAGTAGAGAGGTAAACATTACAGGCATAGGTAAGGCGGGTATTGGGTTTGGTAAGTCTAATAATTCTATACTTACAAGTTACGATTTAACCACTAACGCTCAAATATCCAAGTTTGAAATCTACGAACTACCCGATAGTTTATTTGACGGAAGCAACTCTGTTCATTATATAGAGAATGGTGGTTTAGGTATCGGAACTACAAGTATTGGCACAGCGAAAGTGGTCATTGACCACACCAACACTAAGATGTTGGAACTCAAAAGAAATGGCACTACAAAAGCAAGGTTTATTGCAGATAGCAATAATGGTCAATTAGATTTATATGATTCAAGCACTGTAAACAGTGTAAGATTATTATCAAGTGGTGTATCCTATTTGAATGGGGGCAACGTAGGTATTGGAACAACGAGTCCTGCTCATAAACTTGACGTAAGCGGTGATGTGCATTTAAACAACTTGCAACTAAGTGATTTTGCAGGAGATATATATTTTGGTGTAAATAGTGCTAATAACAAGTTTAGTTACAATCAATGGTTAGCAAGTGCAAGTGGTGGTATGGTTATCAAAAATACCGCAAACGCATCAACAGGACATATAGCGTTTGAAACCTCAACAGGTGAGGCTTTAAGAATTATACGGGGCGGGCAATTACTTTTAAACGCAACAACTACTTCTTTTAGTGATAAATTATACATCAACGGAGATGCTTATGTAAACGGAGCATGGAGAGTAGGTACAAGCGGCACGTATGTAGGAAAACTATATAATACATCGGGGATATTAACTTTAGAGTCTGATAGTACACGAGACATACAATTCGGTAGTGTAACTAACGGAACTGCTATGTTTATCGAAGGTACTAACGGCAGAGTAGGTATTGGTACAACGTCACCGACAAGTTTGTTGCACTTAGAATCTGCTGAAGACGCTGTTATAAGATTAAAGTCTACCGATAACAAGGCATTTATAACCTTACAAGACGATGATACTAACGCTTACATATCTGCTGAAAATAGTAAATTATCTTTAGGTGCTAATCCAGGTGTAAACGCTAATAACTTAAACTTTGACATAAGTAATAATAACGTAGGTATTGGTACATCAGCACCTACCTCTACTCTTCATGTAGCAGGTACAGCGAGAATACACTCTGCTGCAAACGGTGCTTTTGGTACACTTACATTGGGTTCTATTAATGATATAGTTGGTGATGTTTCGTATATAGATTTTAAGAACAACGGAAGTTCTTGGATGCGGATTAACAACGGCAATGTAGGTATAGGTACAACGAGTCCAACTTCAAAACTTCATGTAGAGGGTACTTCTAAGTTTGTTGGTCAAGGTACTTGGCCGATGAGGATGGAAAACAACGTGAGTAGCGGTGATGCAGAAATGGCTTTGTGGACTGTTACAGATGTCTATGCTCAGAATGAAAATTTATCTTTAGTTGCTACCTCTAACAACTTAAATAGACCTGTTTGGTATTTTCAAGGAAGCGGTGATGGTTGGCGAGATATTACCCTTCAAAGATATGGAGCAAGAGTTGGTATAAGAACCTTAAACCCTTCGGCTAATCTTACCGTTCAAGGGGATGGTACAACAACGGGTAAAACGTTCTTAGCACAAGATTCAAATGGGTCTGCGCTATTTACAATTTTAGATAGTGGCAACGTAGGCATTGGTACAACCTCACCTTACGCTACTTTAACTGTTGCAGGTAACATTACTCAAACTGAAAATAGTCACCTTATATCCACAAGAAAAATTGCTGCAAGAAACGCATCGGGATTAGCGTTGTACAATGACGGAGGACAGGGTATTGATATAAAAGATAACAACGATGTAATTGTAACAAGCGGCAACGTAGGTATCGGCACTACGAGTCCCGCAAGACCACTACACGTTGATGGGTCAAGTGGCGCAAGGATAAGTTACGAATCTGCAAACATGGACTTATTCTATTACGGAATAGAGTTTAATAGACAATCTAACTATTTAAGACCTACAACAAACAGCGGTAAAAGTTTATACATAGGTTCGGGTAGTCAAAATTACACTTGGGGGAATGTTTTTATAGACTCAGGAATTGTAGAATTTAGAAACTCTTCTTCTGAGCCTCTAATGCGTTTTGATTCATCAACAGGGAGATTAGGTATTGGTACTACATCGCCCGACCATTTATTGCACGTTGCAGGAAATGCTAAGATGAGCAACATTTATCTGCTTGGCAATATTATACACGAAGGTGATGTAGACACTCAAATAAAATTTGCAACCGATACCATTAAGTTTGACACCGCAGGTAGTGAAAGATTAACTATTGCTTCAGACGGCAATGTAGGTATAGGCACAACGAGTCCGGGAAGAAAACTAACTATAGCGGGAACTGATAACCTACTATTCTTAGACAGTAGCGGAAACTCTTACTTAACTATTGACAGAAACGCAACAAACAGAAGAAGCGCACTCGTTTTTTCAACCGCCGGGAATGGAACATCAGATATTCCTAATAATATTAATTGGGCGTTAGGTTCTGCTGATTCAGATGAAGTTGGTGATGGAACAGGGTTTTTTATTAATACAAATTCCTCAGCAACATCTGCAAAATTATTTATAGCCTCAACAGGTAACGTAGGTATCGGTACAACTGCACCTTCCGTAAAGTTAGAAATAGGTACTGACGGAGGCGGTGAAAACAAACTTAGAATCAATAGTGATGTTGCAACTAATTATTTACAGTTTGAATCATTAGGGAATTTTTCAAGGATAAGAACAACTAATGGTCAAAACTTATTTTTAGAATCAGCAGGCGCAGGAGGTTATATAACCTTTAATGCCAATGGCGCTGAAAGAATGCGCGTTTTGTATGATGGAAAAGTAGGTATCGGTACTACAAGTCCTGTTGCTAAATTAGATGTAGAGGGTCTTGTTATTGCAAGAAATAACGGATTTCAATTACGAGGCACAAGCCCAAGCGCAACCACTTATACCTCAATAGAGCAAAACGGTACTGAAGGGGTATTTAGATTGTACAACGGCTCTAATTGGGGATTTATTGCAAGAGGTGTAGCAAACAATCCGTATATAGGCGCATATCAAAATGGTAGTTTGCGTATTAGGGGATTTGGTGCTATTGATGGCAGCGATAATGCTGCTGATAAAGACCTTGCTATTTTCGACTTTACAAATGAAAGAGTTGGTATTGGTACGCTAAACCCAACAGAAAAGTTGCACGTTGTAGGTAAAGGAGTTTTTGAATCTATTGATATTTTCAAAGTAGACACTACAGCAAACCCAAGATTAAGAGTAGGTAGGTACGATGCTGAAACCTTAAATTTCGATGTCGATGACATGGTTTCGAGGATTTATCACAAACAAGACGAAACCGATTCAAGTGTACATAAATTAAATCTTACCGTTGATTCCGATTCAACAGGAGGCTCTGAAATAAATTTAGGTTTTAGAGACAACGATGGTAGCAACGAATCCACCAAACTTACAATACTTTCATCAGGCAAAGTAGGCATTGGTACAACAAACCCCTCACAACCACTACATGTCAATGGTAATGGTAGATTTGGTGGAGATGTATATATCAATGGGCAAATTTTACGCAGTGATAGCACAGGTACAAAAATTGGTTTTGATAATAATATAATTAGACTGCATACTAACACCTCTGAAAGAATGCGTATTGATTCTTCAGGCAACGTAGGTATTGGAACAACATCGCCAACAACAGCATTGCAAGTCGTAGGTAGAACTAAAACATCCGAACTACACGCAAGTAATGGCAATGCTATTTACACGAATCAAGGTAAGGTTGCAATAGGCACATCTTCGGTAGACGCTTCAGCGGTGCTTAACGTAGTAGGAGATGTCAAAGCATCGGGTACTATCAAAGGTAAGATGGAGCAGATGTTTGCTTGTAGTTTCTCTGACGACTTAGGGACTACAAAACATTACATTCCATTTACTTCTAATGCAGAACAGACTAACGTACACGCTGACCAAGTAGCAATGGTAATGCCATACGGAGGTAGAGTAAAATGTATTCAGATGAGATTGTCTACTATTGACGCTGATACAACAAGAACTTTAGGTATAGAAAGTATTGCACCCGGTGTCAATATGTTTGAAAATGCAGGCAATTGGGTAGTAGAAGAAACTGAGGCTTACGAACTTGTCGCTTCAGATAATTATTATTTAGTAAATTACGTCTTCAGTAATGAAACTCATTTTGATTCGGGAGATTTACTTGCAATATCTATACAGGACAGCGAAGATGCGTATGCAGGAAGTAAACAGGCTTACGTAAACGTTATTATAGAATACGATTTAAACAATGGTATGGGCAACGATACCGCAACAACTAAATACACAAGTTAAAAATGGCAAACACTTACACTTGGGATTGTAAAACAGTGGATACTTATCCCACCCACAACGAGCAGACAGATGTAGTTTACAATGTACATTGGAGAGTAACAGGCTCTGATGGTACAAATGAGGCTACGCATATTGGAACTCAAACTCTTGAAACAGAAGACTTGTCGAGTTTTACCGCATTTGATGAGGTTACTCACGCTAATGTAGTTGAGTGGACTAAAGCCGCTTTAGGTGAAGAGAGAGTAACAGAGATACAAGAAGCATTAGATGCAACACTTGTAGAGATGGCAACGCCTACTTCTGTAACTCGTGTTATTGAAGAGTAATTGATTGTATAAATGGCTAGAATACAAACATACAATATAGATGATAAGATCGATGGTGATGAGAGATTAATTGGATCAGACTCTAATACTAATCAAACTAAAAACTTTGTATTATCAGATATAGCTGACTGGATGAACTCTAGCAATGTTATAGGTATCGCTGGTCAGATTAATTTCTTATTTCAAACAGATTCTATTACCGAAATAGGTAGAGGTAACGGTACTATAAGTTTTACAAATTATGGTGGTGATAACACTAACTTTTCTGATATAACAACTATAGTATTTAGCGGTAGTAAAAGTGATGGTACTGATGTTTCTAGTTATCTACAAACATTTGTTTCTAACATAGTTATACTTTTTGATATAAATAATGTTTCTAATTTTGGAACATACACTTTAGAATATTTTACTCAAATAGGTAGTAGTAATTTTTACGAAGCAACACTAGCCGTTAATTCTTCAAACGGTAGTCTTTCTGCGGGTAGCGTATATGGTTTTTCTTTGTATCAAAGTGTAACAGGTGGTGGAACAAGTGGTCCAGTGAGCTACATACAAATGCAATCACCTAACAATACGATTTACAATGTTTATATTACTAACGACGGTGTTTTTCTACCCGTTTTAGGAACACCTATACCTCCAGATATACTTGAGCTACCTACAGTGCAGCATGATAAAACAATAACATTATACAGCCTTAATGCTGTAACTAGTAGTGTAAATGCTAACCCAGAAGAAGAATCTACACTTCAATGGCAAATTAGTAATGATGGAGTTACAAACTGGGTGGATATAGCTGGCGCAACAGCAGTTACTCATAATGTTGACCTAACGGAGTTTTACAAGTATATACGTATAAAACAGACAGAGACAAATTTCTTTGGTGTAGATACAGCTGAGTCTACAGGTTTTTACACGATTTACTCTACTGTTTTAGCTAATATTTTTAGAGATCGCGTTAATAGCTTAGGAGGCTCTGTAGAAAGTATGACATGTCTGTATAATGATTTAGATGAATTAAAACCATCTGCTCCTTATAGCCAGGGAAAATTATTGAACAACTCGGGTCTTGAAAAACCAGGTATTGCACTGTCTCTTGAGTTGTTAGATAAAAACTATTTAGGCCCGTGTGTAAAAGCAGCTAAGCTTGTTGGGACAGTAACCGTACTTCAGGACATCTATTTTAACAACGGTGTCTTGGATTCAACCGCGTTATTAACGTTTGCTAATGGTGGTGATGTTTTTGTCCATACTTGGTATGACCAATCAATATACTCTAACCATGCAAAAACAACAGATATTTCTTTAATGCCATACATCGTTTTATCTGGATCTTATTTAGGTTATATTAAAAACAGAACAACAGCTTCTAATCAATCTATGTTGTCAAAGTTTAGTTATAAACCAGACGAAGAATTTTCATCTTATATAGTTAAACGTGTTACAGGTTCTGGTGTTGGTGGTGGTACAGATTCTAACACGTCTTACTACGGTGTTGCTCAACAGGGAAGTACACTTGATCCTCAAGATTTGTCAGGTAATGGCGGAACACCAACTTTTAATGATGCCTCTTCACCTATTCAGTATTACAGTAACGGCAGTGCTCTTACAAACCCAAATAGAGATGATTTGTATAACGAGATAAGCAGTGATTTTAAGTTAATAACCACATTAGCTACATCACAGCTAAGTCTTAAATTAATGGTTGGTTATGGTTTAGCTGCGTTTAATAATGTTTTGTATAAAGAGATAATAGTATATAGAGATCAAAGTGTAAGATCTCAAGTAGAGAAAGATATAAAACTAAGGTATAATTTAGCGTAATGAGCAACATAGATACATCATCTTTATATTTTTTAGCAACCTCAGGGGCAGCTAGTGATGGTTTCGCACATACCGTTAAGCCACTTGATGGTGCTGGTGACTTTAATGTAGTTCGTGGAAGTGGATTTCCAGCAACAAGGGTGGATGATAGCGGATATATATCTAAGTTTATGCTTAACCAGTTGTTGCGATCAAATACTTTTGATAACAGTGTTTCTTGGACTACTGGCTCTGATGCTACATTGTCTAGTTTATCTGATTATTGGATTTTTTCTTGTATTGGCACCTCGTTAAATGGTAAGCTTGAACAGTTGATAACAACAGATGGAGAAAGAAGATTGTACGTTCATGCTAAGCAAGGAACATTAAGTTACATTACACTAGCAGTTATATCTCCTACAAATGGCACTATATACGCGACATTTGACTTGAGTACCGGTAATCCAACAGATAGTTACACTGATGGTGCTTATGGTAGAACCATGGAGGATAAAGGTGACGGTTGGTATAGGTGTTCGTTTGTTGTTGCTACAGATATAACAGCTATAAGGTTTTATATTAGTGCTATTGATGGCGATTTTGGAACAACAGATGGAACTGTATTTATAAAAAAATCTATGATGTCAATAGGTAGTGGTATATATGAAGATATAACTACTACAACAAATCAAGACCCACTAAACAACAACACACCTAGATACGATTTCATTGACAATTGTGGCACATTACTTTTAGAAAGAGAGAGTGAGAATTTATTATACGACTCTAATAATTTTGATTTTGAGTGGCTTAATCAAGATTTAAGTGCTACTCAACTTGCTAATGCAAGTCCAGAAAACCAGAACAATGCTGTACGTTTAGTTGTAGGTAATAACAACTCTAATCATTCTGTATTTGCTAAAGCTGTTCAACTTATAGATGGAGAAAACTTTTCTTTTGCCGTGTATGTAAAGTACAATAATGTTAAATATGTTAGGCTAAAGATCGTTAGTAACGATGGTAACTTTACAGAGCTTTTTGGAGCCACGTTTGATATAGTTGAAAAATCTGTCATTGACAAAACAAACGCTACAGGTAGGTTTGCGTTAGCTGTAGGGAGTTATGATAGAATTGTTTTAAATGGGTTGATTACAAGCACCGCTAATTACAGAGCTGCTATTTATCTACTAGATGAAGACAGGAATGAAGTGTGGCAAGGATCTGGAGAAAACAATTACTTTTATGAGGCTACTTTAGAAAACAAAAAACAACCTACAAGTGTAATACCAAGATCAGGTGCTAGCATTTCTAGACCAATAGAACACATAGAACTGCTAAACAGTGATTTATTTGGAGGTGATGGATATATTTATGCGGAAGTAATGTCTACCGAGCCAGACTCTTCAACAGAATTCAACTCTATAAGTATAAGTAGAAATAACGCTATTGATGACAGGGTTTTTATATACTTCAAAAATGACGGAACTATTAATACAGAGGTTAGAGTTTCAAATAACAACTTGTTCACCACGAACTCAACAATGACACCAGGCTACTCGTATGGAACTTTTGATAAGTTTTACAAGATAGGTGTTAAGTATTGGAGCGGTGATTACTACGCTGCTGTAGATGGCGCTATAACGATATCTAGTAGTAGCACCGTGCAAATGCCTGAGCTTGATGACTTTAGATCAGCTAGTAATAACCCAACTGGTTACAACTTATACTTTAGTGGAAGAATAAAAAGATTGTTTTTCAACAGACATGAAGATTTTTCAATGCCTGATAGTATTATACTAACAAAAGTAGAAAAAGTGTTTGCTATGATCGGTCCATCTTCAATATTTTATGGTGGTCTGAGGGATGGAGATTTGGGAAGCGAGCAAAATATAAATAATTTAGACTCTTGGTCTAAGCTTAATATATTTCCAAACTTTAGCATATATAATTATGGTATCAATAGAACTAGATTTAACCAGCAGATAAGCCTAATACTTGATGACAATAGTCAGCCAGTAGGGCCAGAAGGTTGGAATACTAGAAGGACTGATGAAGGCGGCAATTTTGAAAACTTGACGGTTCCCAAGACAGTAGGATTCTATGACCTTAAACCTGACGTTGTACTAACTAGCGGTGGCACTATTCAACGCCTTGATTTTATTGTTGGTACATCTACAACGGAGGAGATAGAAACTCAAGAAGGAATAGTGAAAAATAATTTAAGAAAACTATTAAACTATAACATAAGCCAAGGTATCCTTACTATAGTTCAGAAGACACACAACATAGGACAGTATTATAGCGGTAGTTTTGTTCCTTCTAATGTATACGCATCAGCAGAGGTTGTTAGAGGTTGGCAACAGTCCGTTGTTGATGAGTACACAGGTGCCAGCGCTGAATTAATAGCTGTTATAGATATGAAAGATATTTTAAACGATAGCGATACAAGCCAGTCTAGTGCGGCAGGTTCTAATACAAACTCAGGATACACGGGTCAGCAATACTTACAATCTGATCAACAGCATTGGAATGAAGTTGGATATGCTAAGATAGCTGAAGCAGTGTACGATATACTAGAAGAAAAAATGCCTAGTGCGCTTAAATCAACAAATACATATCCATAATTATTATACATTTGAGTTAAAATTAAATTAAAATGGCAAAAGCAAAGAAAATTACAAAAGAAGAATTGCAAGAGTTAACAAGTGTAATAAACAATGTTAACCAAATTAAAATCTCTATCGCTGACGTAGAACAACAAAAACTACAATTGTTCAGCGTTTTACAGCAACACCAGGAAAAACTAAAAGAACAACAGTCTGCTATTGAGGAAAAATACGGTGAGGTTACTTTAGATTTATCAGATGGTAGTATAGTTCCTGAAGATGAATAACCTTATAAGAAAAATAACTATTGGTAGAGACTACAAAAATGAAGCCATGCACTACTCTGTTGGACAGGAAGTCTACGGTGGGCATGTTATAGATAGTATAGTAGAGCTTGAAGATAAGTTTAGTATATATATCAAAAAAGGTAGCAACGTTTTGCCTTGGAAAGACTTTAACAAAAACATGGGTGTTGCTGTTGAATATAACCTTGAGTACTAATGAAGTCTATATTTGATTTTGTTGTAAAGCCATTAGGTGGTAGATCTAAAAACAAAAAGAAAATAGGTGAAAAGCAGCTTATACTAAACACGGATCTTCAAGATCATAGATACGTGAATAGAATAGGTGTTGTTGTAAGCGTTCCTGTAGAAAACGATACAGGTGTAGAAATAGGTGATCAGGTTATTGTTCACCATAATGTTTTTAGAAGGTTTTATGACGTTAAGGGTAGAGAGAAAAATAGTAGAAGCTATTTTAAAGAGGATACCTATTTGTGCGCTAAAGACCAAGTTTACATGTATAAGAGAGACGATGTTTGGAAACCTTTAAATGGTTATTGCTTTGTTAAACCTATACAGTCTACAGATAAATGGACTATAGAAAACGAAAAGCCTTTTACAGGTGTTATAAAAATGCTTGGAAAAGATCTTTCTAAATTTGGTTTAAAAATAGGAAACCTAGTTGGCTTTACACCTAGAAGCGAGTATGAGTTTGTTATTGGTGATCAAAGGATGTATAGGGTTTTATCAAAAAACGTGAATATAGATTATGGACATAAAGGAAACGAAAAGGAATATAATCCTAGCTGGACATAAAGCTGTTGAAGAACTTATTAAAGTTGCTGAAGAAAAAATAATAACCCACTCAGAAGACGATGTTTCTGCAGATAGGTTAAAGAATGCTGCGGCGACAAAAAAGCTAGCTATATTTGATGCTTTTGAAATATTAAACCGTATTAACGAAGAAGAAGCTATGCTTGAAAACAAGCCAAAAGAAGAAACTCAAACAAAAGCATTTAGTGGTTTCGCTGAAAGAAGATCTAAGTAATGTACGAACAGAGTCTGTATAGCATAATAAAACCGATTAAAGATAGCACTATTAAAAGATACAATAGGGCTAAAAAATGGAAGTACGGTTACAATAAAGAATTTGATTTTATTGTGATTAGTAGATCTGGGCAGATTGGTGATATATACCAAATACAGAACTTAAAAATTGCTTTACCTAAACAGAGCAATGTTCATGAGTTCACTGAAAAAAAGTGGACACCTTTTGATTATCCCAAAGAGCTCAAGAGAATAAAAAGTGTTTTTGAATGGAAAGAATATCCAGACAATTTCAAAGAAAACTGGGAACACTACATCGATGAAGAGTTTAATAGAAGGGAGAATGGGTTTTGGTTTAAAAACAACAATGTACCTGTGTATATCACTGGTACTCATTACATGTACCTGCAATGGTCAAAAATTGATGTTGGAAAACCAGAGTATAGAGACGCGAATAGACTCTTCTTTATATTTTGGGAAGCCTGCAAAGCTGATACTAGATGCTACGGAATGTGCTACCTCAAGAATAGACGGAGTGGGTTTTCATTCATGGCATCCGGTGAAACTGTCAACATGGCAACAATATCAAGTGACGCCAGATTTGGTATCTTATCAAAAACAGGTGCTGATGCCAAAAAGATGTTTACCGACAAAGTTGTACCCATCTCAGTTAACTATCCGTTTTTCTTCAAACCTATCCAGGACGGTATGGATCGGCCAAAAACCGAACTTGCTTATAGAGTTCCAGCTTCTAAGCTCACTAGAAAATCCATACAATCGCAAGAAAAACAAATAGAGCTTGAAGGTCTTGATACCACTATTGACTGGAAAAACACCGGTGATAACTCGTATGATGGTGAAAAGTTAAAATTACTAGTTCACGACGAGAGTGGTAAATGGGAAAGACCTGATAACATACTCAATAACTGGCGTGTTACTAAAACATGTCTTAGGCTTGGTTCTCGTATTATAGGTAAATGCATGATGGGATCAACATCTAACGCTTTAGACAAAGGCGGTGATAATTTTAAAAAGCTATACTACGACTCTGATGTTACGCAAAGGAATAAAAACGGGCAAACAAAATCAGGTCTGTACAGCTTGTTCATACCAATGGAATGGAATTATGAAGGTTTCATCGATGAGTATGGCAACCCAGTATTTGAAACTCCCGATAAAGCAGTGTATGGACCACACGGGGATGAAATTGACATCGGTGTTATCGAGAACTGGGAAAATGAAGCAGAAGGGTTAAGAGGTGATCAAGATGCTCTTAATGAATTTTATAGGCAGTTTCCACGAACAGAAGAACACGCCTTTAGAGATGAGACTAAAGACAGCTTATTTAATCTAGCTAGAATATATGATCAAATAGATTTCAACGAAGGCATTGTTAGGGATGGTTTAGTTACAAGAGGTGGTTTTCACTGGAAAAACGGAGTTAAGGATACAGAGGTATTCTTTAGCCCAGATCCAAAAGGTAGGTTTATAATTTCTTGGGTACCAGATAAACAACTGCAAAATCGAGTGATTATAAAAAATGGGGTAAAATATCCTGGAAACGAACACATGGGCGCTTTTGGTTGTGACTCTTATGATATCAGTGGTACTGTTGATGGTAAGGGCTCTAATGGTGCTCTACACGGTTTAACAAAGTATTCCATGGAAAACGCACCACCAAATCATTTTTTTCTTGAATACGTTAGTAGACCAAAGACTGCTGAGATATTTTTTGAAGACATTTTAAAATCTTTGGTATTTTATGGAATGCCTGTTTTAGCAGAAAACAATAAACCTAGGTTTTTGTACTTTTTAAAACAAAGAGGTTATAGAGGTTTCTCTATGAACAGGCCTGATAAAGTTTGGAACAAGCTATCTGTAACTGAAAAAGAGATAGGTGGTATACCAAACTCTAGTGAGGATATAAAGCAAGCACACGCTGCTGCTATTGAGACATACATAGAAACATACGTAGGTCAAGTTAATGATGGTGAGTATGGTAACATGTATATGAACCGAACTTTGAACGATTGGAGTAGGTTTAATATAAACAAGAGAACTAAGTTTGACGCTAGTATTAGCTCTGGCTTAGCAATAATGGCTTGTAACAGGCATTTGTATAAACCTGTTGCAGAAAGAACAACTAAAAGTATAAACTTTGGTTTTGCTAAATATAAAAACAGCGGTAGCAAATCGCAGATAATAGAAAATTATGGCTGAGTCAGTTATAAAGAGTTATTTTCCTAGTCAAGTAGCTAGTGATCAAGAAAAACTAAGTCTAGAGTATGGGCTTAAAGTAGGTAAAGCTATCGAGGATGAATGGTTTAAAAGAGATGGTGGTGTTTACAGATTTCACAGTAACCAAGAAACCTTTCACACTCGTAGGCAATACGCTAGAGGAGAACAGTCAATACAGAAATACAAAGATGAACTTTCTATAAATGGTGATTTGTCTTACTTAAACCTAGACTGGAAACCTGTACCTATTATACCTAAATTCGTGGATATCGTAGTAAACGGTATTTCTGAAAGAACGTATGATGTAAAAGCTTTTTCTCAAGATCCTTTTGGTATTGAAAAAAGAACTAAATACATGGAGTCAATACTAAGAGATATGCAAACTAAGCAGATAAGCGATTTTGCAGAACAAGCTTTTGGTATTAGTATGTATGAAAACCCAAAACAGAGTTTACCAGAAAACCAGGAAGAGCTAGAGCTCCACATGCAGCTTTCTTACAAGCAATCTATAGAGATAGCGGAAGAACAAGCTATAGCTACAATACTGGAAGATAACAAGTACGAAAACATTAGAAAAAGACTTAACTACGACTTAACAGTTTTAGGTATGGCTTGTGTAAAAAACACATTCAATACGTCTGAAGGTATAAAAGTAGAGTATGTTGATCCAGCGGCTTTAGTTTATTCTTTCTCCGAGTCACCTTATTTTGATGATATATACTACGTGGGTGAAGTTAAAAACGTACCTGTAAACGAGCTTAAAAAACAGTTTCCAGAATTAGAAAATGATCAACTAGATGAGATACTTAAGAAAAGTATACATGATAGAGGACATTATAGTAACTCACCTAGAAACAACCACACTGTAGATATAAACACAGCTCAAGTTTTGTATTTTAACTACAAGACATACATGAACGAGGTTTATAAATTAAAAGAAACAGGTAGTGGTGCAAGCAAGATTATACTTAAAGATGATCAGTTTAACCCACCACAAGATTTAGAAACAAGGTTTGGTAAAATTTCAAGATCATTAGAGGTAGTTTATGAAGGTGCACTTATTCTTGGTACAGACATTATGTTAAAGTGGGAACTTTCTAAAAACATGATGAGACCTAAAAGTGACGACACTAAGGTTAAAATGAACTACAACATGGTAGCTCCACGCATGTATCAGGGTCGTATCGAGTCTCTAGTATCAAGGATTACTAGTTTTGCTGATATGATACAGCTTACACACCTAAAACTACAACAAGTGTTGACACGTATGGTGCCAGATGGTATATACATCGATGCTGATGGTTTAGCTGAAATAGATCTTGGTAATGGTACAAACTATAATCCAGCGGAAGCACTTAATATGTTCTTCCAAACAGGTAGTATTATAGGTAGGTCATTTACATCAGAAGGTGACATTAATCCTGGTAAGATACCAATTCAAGAAGTAACGTCGGGGGCAGGAGGTCAAAAAATAGGTGCTTTAATAAACACGTATAACTATTACCTACAAATGATTCGTGATGTTACGGGTTTAAACGAAGCTCGCGATGGATCTACACCTGATAAAAATGCTTTAGTTGGAGTACAGAAGTTAGCTGCTGCTAATTCTAATACAGCTACCAGACATATTTTACAGTCTAGTCTTTTCTTAACAGCTGAACTAGCTGAGAGTTTGTCTCTTCGTATTTCAGATGTTATAGAGTTTTCTCCTACAAGAGAATCATTGATAAACAAAATAGGTGCGCATAACACTGCTGTTATTAGTGAACTTCACGACATACACATACATGATTTTGGTATATTTATAGAACTAGCTCCTGATGAGGAAGAACAACAGTTGCTAGAAAACAATATACAAGTGGCTATAGCTCAACAAACTTTAGATATTGAAGACGCTATAGATATTAGAGAAATTAAAAACGTTAAGTTAGCTAACCAACTTTTGAAGCTGAGAAGAAGAAAGAAAAAAGAAATGGATCAGCAGATCGCTCAGCAAAACATGCAAGCTCAAGCCCAAGCAAACGCGCAAACACAACAAGCTGTTGCTCAAGCAGAGGCTCAAAAACAACAAGTCATTGCTCAAGGCAAAGCGCAGCTTGCTCAGTTACAAGCTCAGTTGGATACTCAGAAACTACAGTCTGAGGCTAAAATTAAAAAAGAGCTTATGGCTACTGAGTTTGAGTACAATATGAAGTTAAGAGGTTTAGAGTTAGAAGGTCAAAAGTCAAAAGAAAAAGAAAAAGAAGACCGAAAAGACAAAAGAACTAAAATACAAGCCTCTCAGCAAAGCGAATTAATTAATCAAAGACAAAACAATAAACCACCAAAAGATTTTGAATCATCTGGTAATGATACTCTTAACGGTAATTTTGGATTAGGTTATTTTGAACCTAGGTAATATAAATTATAGTATCCTTTAATATTTTATTTTAACATGCAAGAAGAAAACACTGTGAGCCAAGAAGAAAAGGTTCAAAACAAAGTTGATGATGATGGTGTCATTAAGGTAGATTTAAGAAATTTTAACAATAAAGAAGATGTCGTACAAAGCGAAGATAATGAAGAGGCCGGAATGCGGGTGCCAAGTGGGGACGTGCAACTGCCAAGCGATGGCGATGCCCCAGCCGATCAACCAGAAAGCGCAGAGCCCAGTGAAGTACGGAGCTCCGACGAAGAAGAGCCCTTACGCGATGATGGAGAGCCCGCTAGCGAAGTACGGGTGCTCGAAGAAGTAGTAGACGAAGAACCTACTGTTGAAAAAAATGATGTAGAACCTGAGAGTGTAACATCGGAAGAAAAGGTAAATATAGAATTACCTGAAAACATAGAGAAACTTGTTGAGTTTATGAACGAAACAGGTGGTACTTTAGAAGATTACGTTAGATTAAACACTGATGTTGATTCTTTAGATGACACTCAGGTTATAAAAGAATACTACAAGATGACTAAACCCCATCTTGAAGACGAAGACATTGATTTCCTTATAGAAGACAGTTATTCTTTTGACGAAGATGACGATGATGATAGGGAAATTAGACGTAAAAAATTACTTTACAAAGAAGAAGTTCAAAAAGCTAAAAGCCATTTGAACAACATGAAGAGTAATTATTACGATGAAATAAAAGCTGGTAGTAGGCTAACACCTGACCAGCAAAAAGCGGTTGAGTTTTTTAACCGTTATGAAAAAGAAAATGAAGAGTCATCCGCTCTAGCTAAAAGGCAGAACGAAGTTTTCGTTCAAAAAACAAATAATGTTTTCAACCAAGATTTCAAAGGTTTTGAATACAACGTTGGTGAAAAAAGGTATCGTTTTAATGTCAAGGACGCTAGTAAGGTTAAAGAAAACCAAAGCAGCTTAAGTAATTTCACTAAAAAGTTTTTAGCAGAAGACAATACTATAAGCGACGCTAAAGGTTATCATAAGGCTTTATTTACAGCGATGAACGCAGACGCTGTAGCTGAACACTTTTACCAACAAGGTAAAGCTGATGCAATGAAGGAGAGTTCTGCACGTGCGAAAAATGTAAACATGGATCCACGTGGTCAACACGAACCTGCAACTCAAATCGGCGGCTTTAAGGTAAGAGCTGTTTCAGGTGATGACTCTGGAAAACTGCGTGTGAAAATTAATAAATAACTTATAAATAAATTAGAAAATGGCTGGTTCATTTCAAGATCCTCAAGGTGCGTTTCCGGCGAGTTTAACGCCTGCACCAACTAAAACACTGTTCGATAAGAACTATTTAAACATCGCTGCTGACGATTTTAACTTCGCTAAACAATTCTTACCAGAAGTTTACGAAAAAGAAGTTGAGCGTTACGGCAACAGATCAGTATCTTCATTCTTAAGAATGGTAGGTGCTGAAATGCCAATGGCTTCTGATGAAGTTGTTTGGACAGAACAAGGACGTTTACATGTTGCGTATGACGACGCGGTTATTGCCGCTGACAACACCGCTACTGATAAGACTATCAATATCACTGGTCACGCTATTCGTCAGGGACAGACTATCATTGTTTCTAAAGATTTTGTGTCAGTTAGAGCTTATGTTCAATCTGTATCTACAGATTCTATTGAAGCTTACCCTTTAACGTCTACCAATTGGCCAGCTAGCTTTGTAGCAGCGACTAATCCAACATTAAAGGTGTTTGTTTACGGTTCTGAGTTTGCCAAAGGAACTGCAGGTATGCAGGGTTCTATTGACGCTGGTTTCCAGAAGTTCAGTAACTCTCCAATCATCATGAAAGACAGATACTCTATCAATGGTTCTGACACTGCACAGATTGGTTGGGTTGAAGTTACTTCTGAGCTAGGTACATCAGGTTACCTATGGTACTTGAAGTCTGAGCATGAAACTCGCCTTCGTTTTGAAGACTACCTAGAAATGACTATGGTAGAAGCTCAAAAAGCTACACAAACTATCAATATCCTTGATACAGACGGTTCTACCGACACTGGTCACGATGTAAGAGGTACTGAAGGTTTGTTTGCTGCTATCGAAAGCAGAGGTTTACAGTTTAACGATCACGACTTTAACAACACTACTGGTTTAACCGGTTTAGCTGAGTTTGATCTTATCTTGCAAGAACTTGATAAGCAAGGTGCTATTGAAGAAAACATGCTTTTCTTAGATAGAGGAACTGCTCTAGCTATTGATAACATGCTTGCTCGTGCTAACTCTTACGGTACTGGTGGTACATCTTACGGTGTGTTCAGCAACAGCGAAGACATGGCGTTAAACTTAGGTTTCTCTGGTTTCCGTCGTGGTTCTTACGACTTCTACAAGACTGACTGGAAATACTTGAACGACGCTGCTACTCGTGGTTTAACTCAAGATGTTGATGGTGTTCTTGTACCAGCAGGTGTATCTACAGTTTACGACCAAACTTTAGGTAAAAATATCCAGCGTCCTTTCTTACACGTTCGTTACCGTGCTTCTGAAGCAGACGATCGCCGTATGAAGTCTTGGATCACTGGTTCTGTTGGTGGTAACTACACTAGCGACATTGATGAGATGAACGTACACATGCTTTCTGAAAGATGTTTATGTGTACAAGGTGCGAACAACTTCATCTTGTTCAAAGAAACAACCTAATTTAGGTTTTAATTAAAGTAACTATCCCTGGCCTAGTGCTGGGGATAGTTATTAATTTTTTTATTTTATTATTTTATGGCAACTAAAGAAAAAAAAGCTCCTAAAACAAATTGGGAGATTAAAGACCGAGTTTATTACCTACAGGGTGATTCAAAACCAATTGTTTTCACTGTACCAGCTATGCACAACAACAAAAGGTCACTGCTTTGGTTTGATGAAGAAAAAGGGTATCAAAGAGAACTTAGATACGCTACTAATCAACCAAGTGTTTTTGTAGATGAGCAAGAAGGTCCAGCAACAATGGAACATATTATTTTTAGAAACGGTAGTCTATTTGTACCTAAAGAAAAACAAGCTTTACAAAAGCTCTTGTCTTTGTACCACCCTTACCTAAACAAACTTTATTATGAGTTTGATTCTGTACAAGAGGCTACTGATGATTTAGAGTACATAGAGTACGAGTTACAAGCTTTAAACTTGGCTGCTCAAATGGAAATTGATCAAGCTGAGGCTATACTAAGGGTAGAGTATGGTTCTAAGGTTAATCAGATGACATCTAGGGAGATCAAAAGAGATCTTATACTATTTGCTAAGAGAAACCCAGGTTTGATGATAGAACTCGCTAATGATGAAAATGTTGAAATCAGAAACTTTGGTATAAAAGCTGTAGAAGCTGGTATACTAAAATTAGCACAAGATCAAAGAACATTTAACTGGGCTAGTAACGGTAGAAAAGTTATGACCGTTCCTTTTGATGAAAATCCTTATTCAGCTTTAGCTGCGTTCTTTAAAACAGACGATGGTATTGAAATTTATCAAAACATCGAAAAAAGGTTGAAATAAACAGTTGAAAGGGTGATTAAATAAAATAGTCACCCTTTTAACAAACAAAATACAACATGGCAATAAGCGTAAATACGGTATACCAGAGAGTATTAGCCATACTCAATAAGGAACAAAGGGGTTATGTTACTCCAGAAGAGTTTAACCTTTTTGCCAATCAAGCTCAATTAGATATATTTGAGCAATATTTCTACGACATTAATCAGTTCGGTAGATTACCAGGTAACGACACAGAGTATTCAGACATGCTCGATAATCTTAACGAGAAGATTAGTTACTTTGAAAAAACAGCTACACTTTCTTACTCTACACAATTAAGCAGGTTTACACTACCTACAGACTTGTATAGGGTAGGTACGCTTATATTTGGCAACAAAGAGGTTGAGAGAGTGAATAAAAACGAATACCTATACATATCACAAGCTCCACTCGCAAAACCCACAGACGCGCGTCCTATATATGTTAAGGACACTGATGGTTTTATAGTTTATGGTAGCGATGAAAAAGATGGTACCGATACGGTTAAAATAAACTACATTAAAAAGCCATCAAACGTTGTTTGGAACTATAAAACAGTTTTAGGTAATGCTCAATACAAAGCGACGGGTTCGGTTGATTTTGAGTTAGAACCTTCAGAAGAACCTGATTTGGTTATTAAGATATTAGGTATGTGCGGTGTTGAGGTTAGAGATCTTAGTATCTATCAGCTAGCTGCACAAGAGGAAATTAGAGACACACAAGAAGAAAAGCAATAATAAATGGGATTATTTACAGGAACACATGAGGATTACTACACTGGATCCGATTTTGGAGGTTATCAGTTTGTATCTATAAATGATCTCATTAACAACTTTGTTATAGCTTATGTTGGTGAAAGCAAGATCATATCTAAGATAAAAAGAACAGAGGTTGCATTTCATGCACACAGAGCTTTACAAGAGCTTAGTTACGACACCACGAGGTCTTACAAAGCTTATGAGATAGAAGTACCGCCTTCACTAACAATGGTGCTACCGCATGATTATGTAAACTATGTTAAACTATCATGGGTAGATGACGCTGGTATTGAAAGGGTTATATATCCAGCCGCTAAAACATCTAACCCTTCAGCTATAGTACAAGATAATAGCTACGACTACACGTTTGATAACAATGGTAATCTTGTTTTAGCAACTGACTCTGAAACATGGACTAAGTTTAAAGCTGGTACATCTGACAACTCAGCAGAGCATGATGCTCCTGAATTTGATGCTACGTTTGGTGCTAGATTTGGTATGGACCCGCAACACTCTCAAGCAAATGGTAGTTTCTACATCGATGATATAAAGTCTAAAATACACTTTGGTTCAGAGATGACAGGTAGAATAGTCACATTGAAATACATTAGTGATTCTGTCGCTACAGACGCTGAGATGAAGGTACACAAGTTTGTTGAAGAGGCGGTTTACAAGCATATTGCACACGCTATACTGTCAACAAGGGTTAACACGCCGGAGTACATTATCGCTAGATTTAAAAAAGAAAAGTTTGCTGCTAAGAGAAACGCTAAGCTACGCTTGTCAAACATCAAGCTTGAAGAGTTAACACAAATACTACGCGGCAAGTCTAAACAAATAAAACACTAACAGATGCCAGAGTTAAAGCGCCTTTTCACATCAGGTAAAATGAATAAAGACCTTGATGAGAGACTAGTGCCTAATGGCCAATACAGAGATGCTCAGAATATTCAAGTTAGTACCTCTGAGTCTTCTGATGTTGGCGCTATTGAAAGCATAGTTGGTAACGCTATAAAAAACAAAAGAACATCAGATCCTGATACCTACTGGAGCGCTAATTTTGGATTAACAAACCCTACATGTGTTGGTGTTTTAAGAGACACGGAAAACAATAAGATATACTGGTGGATAAGCGCAGATGATGGTGATGGTATCCTTGAATACAGTGAATCAACAGGTTTAACACTACCTGTTTTAGTTGACACAGGTTCTATACTTAATTTTAGTAAAAACTTTCTAATAACAGGTTGTAATGTTTTTGAAGGTATGCTAGCTTGGACTGATGATTTAAACGAGCCCAGAGTAATTAACATAGAAACATTTAAAGCTGGTAGCACTAGTAATACCACATCATTAAGTACCACAACAACTGTTTATGGTAGATCTTTTTTAGCTAGTGACATAACGGTTATTAAAAAGAAACCTAACACAGCACCTACTTTTACAGCCGCTTCTTCTACAAGGACAGGTGTTGGATCTGGTTTAAACACCGTAACTGTTGAAAAAGACTTTACAGAAACTATAAATAACGCAGATGTTCCATTAGAAGTTGGGTCGTCTGTGAGTTTTATAACATCAGCCAACACTAACTGGTTGGCAAACGATATAGTTATACTAACAGCAAGCGAGATAAACGATAATAACAACGAGGACGAGTATCAAGTAAGAATAAAGATAACATCTTTGCAAGGGCCAAATGTCGTGGGCACTATACAGTCTATATCTTCAAATTTACCAGGTTTTCCTTATACATGGACATGTGTTCTAGAAGAAGAAAAGCCTATGTTTGAGTTTACTTTTCCAAGATTTGCTTATCGTTGGAAATACAAAAACAACGAGTACTCGGCTTTCTCACCTTTTACAAAACCAGTGTTTGTACCTGGAGATTTTGAATACAGTTCACTAGAGTCACACAACATAGGTATGGTGAATAACTTAAGAAAACTTACTATAAATGGTTTTCAAACACCTCCAGCAGATGTTGATGAAATAGAAATTTTGTATAAAGACTCTTCTTCAAATAACATATATAAAGTTGATGAGATCGATGCTACAGAAACAAGCTACTCTATAACTTCTGAACTTATATACCATGTTATACAGGCTAATCAGATACTAAGACCTTACGACAACGTTCCGTTAAAAGCAAAAGCACAGGAACTCATAGGTAACAGGTTAGTATATGGTAATTACGTACAAGGTTATGATGTAGACACTGAAATTAAAATAACTCTAGACATAGACTCTAGTGATATAACTAGTGTAAGAACTCCAGAATCTTCTTTAAAATCAATTAGGACATATCAAGTTGGTATTGTTTTTATAGATGAAAACGGTAGAGAAACACCTGTATTTACAAATGACACTGCTTCTATTAGAGTTGATAAAAATGTATCGCACAAGGTAAACAAATTAAAGGTAGATTTTGATACATCTAGCAACGCTGCGCCAACTTGGGCAACTCATTTTAAATACTTTATAAAAGAAACATCTAACCCATACTACAATTTTGTTCTTGACAGATACTACGCTTCTGAAGATGGTAATATTTGGTTAAGTATACCAAGTGCAGAAAGAAATAAAATACAAGAGGGTCAATATGTTGAAATAAAAAAGAAACACAACTCTGATGAACCTGTAGAAGGTAACGCTAGATACAAGATATTAGACATAAGTAACGAAGCGCCTGAATTTATAAAAACAACAAGGCATTTTGCTGCTACAGGTTTAATAACAAGGGGCGGTGAAACAGATAAAATAACATCTGATAGAAAGCAATTCACTTTTATAGGCCCAACTATATCTGAAAATGATAAATTTTTTACTTTATTTAGAGAATCTGTATACTTAGTGTTTAAAGATGACACTAATACAAGTCAATTTTACGAAGTAAAAAGCGGTGGTTATTATGACTCCGCTCATAATTTATACAGGATAGAATTAGTTGAGAAAATAGATGAAACAGATAACTGGATAGACTCATTAAGTAATACAGATGAATTTACATGTGAAATACACGAGCGTGTTGTTTTAAATTTACCCGAGTATGAAGGTAGGTTTTTTGCTAAAATAAACAGAGATGTTGTATTTGAAGAAAATATAATATACAACTTTACAAATAAGCCTAGTGATTACCAATTGGTAGCGAACACACAGTTAGCTATAGCCAATAATATACTAGATAATCCAGACACGCAAGTTGGAGAAATAATAGATAATACTGCTTGGGCAGAAAATGCAAACGCTGATCCTAGTGTTACCGCTCACGGTAGACCTACCGATGGTAGCAAACTTTTTGGTTTTTACTTTGCTCCTTTTGATGGTGATTTAACAGGTGATACACCTAAAACTTTTGATGATACCATAGATGAAGGTAGTGTTGTTCAGTTTTATGATAGCACTTCTTCAACATGGAGTGGTCTTTACGAAGTAGATTCTGTATCTAAAGGTTCTTATGATAGACAAAGCCCTGACATTGGTGATACTACAGATGAAGCAGGTTATTATTGGAACATAACATTAAAAGAGCAATTTAGAGGAGATATCGATTTTGAAGGTGATCCATACACGATTACTAGCATAAAAATAGTAAAAAGAAAAAGGTTGTTAACTACTCAGTTTGACGAGAACTCTGTGGTTTTAAGCTCTTTTAACCCAGCTGTTTGGGAAACAGAACCTTTAGAAACAGCTGAGCTAGACATTTATTACGAAGCAAGCGACGCAATAGCTATAGGTAATTTAAATGCAGAACAAACGTTATCGTACACTAATTGTTATAGCTTTGGCAATGGAGTTGAGTCTGATAGAATAAGAGATGATTTTAACGCGCAAATTTTAGGTAAAGGTGTAAAAGCTTCGTCTACTTTAGACGAGCCGTACGCTGAAGAGCGTAAAAAAGCAGGTATGATATACAGTGGTATATTTAACAGTGTTAGCGGTGTAAATAACCTAAATCAATTTATAGCTGCAGAGAAGATAACAAAAGACTTAAACCCTATATACGGTTCAATACAAAAACTTCACACTAGAGACACTGATTTAATAGTGTTGCTAGAGGATAAGATATTTAGAATACTTGCCAATAAAGACGCTCTTTACAACGCTGATGGTAATGCTAACCTTACAGCTACCAATCGTGTGCTTGGGCAAGCAACACCTTACGTTGGTGAGTATGGTATATCTAAAAATCCTGAATCGTTTGCATCGTATGGTTTCAGAGCTTATTTCACAGACAAATCAAGAGGTGCTGTAATCAGACTTTCTAGAGACGGTATAACCGAAGTATCAGGTAAAGGCATGAGTGACTATGTACTTGACGCTTACAAAAGCCACAACATAAATCAGATATACGGATCTTTTGATGAAGACACAAGCGCTTACAATGTTAGGGTTAATGGTGAAGTTTTATCATTTAAAGAAAATGTAGATGGTTGGCCTACTAGACTAACCTATGAACCAGAATTTGGTATATCTTTAAATAACGAATACTATACTTTTAAAAACGGAGAGTTGTATATCCATAACGACGCTACTAACAGGTCTAATTTTTACGGTACACAGTACGATACAAGTGTAACAATGCTGTTTAACGACGAGCCTTCAAGAATAAAAAACTTTAAAACTTTATCCTACGAGGGTGATACAGGTTGGACAGCCGCTGTAGACACTGATCAGCAAGACGGTGAGGTAGCTACATGGAAAAACAAAGAAGGTATACACTACAACTACATTAGAGGTTTAGATAGTACATGGGATCAAAGCAACCAAACAGGTACGCTAGATACTAGTGAGTTTAATGTACAAGGTATAGACGAATGTTCTTACGCAGCATTAAACGGTGCTCAAACAGAGTGGACGATTAGGTTTACTAATAACATAAACTCACTGTTACAAGGTTGGAGAGATGCTAGTGATCCTGATCAAGTATACAGTGATGACAAAGTGTATTTTGTAGACGATAGTGATGAAGATAAGATTTACTTGATAGGTAGATGTATATACGTATCAGATACAGAAATACATGTAACCAAGGATACACAACATGTTCCTGCTACAGGTGATTTTATATTTTTTGCTAAAAACTCACAAGTAAATACATCGGGTATTATAGGTTACTACGCATCTGTAAAGATGACTAAAACAGGTGGAACAAACAAAGAACTTTTTGCTGTTAACTCTGAGATATTTATTAGTAGTTAATAGTGTGCAATAACAATTAAAGAATAATTAACTATGGCGCAACCAGCTTACTTATTAGCTTCAGCGGGCTTAAACCTAGCACATAATCTCTACACTGGTCCACAAAGACGAGAAAGGTTTAGTAATGCAGAGGCTGATTTTAACAGAACTAAAGCCCAATACTTAAGTCAAGATTTAAGTAACCCAGCTTTAAACCAACAAAATGTATTTGAGGATTTAACTGTAAATACTCAAGAAGCAGATTTTATTGCAAATCAACAGAATCAAGCTTTAGCAAATACAATGGATAGCATGAACCAGGCTGCTGGTGGATCCGGTATTGCTGGCCTTGCGCAGGCTATGGCTAATCAGCAAAGCCAAAATGCTATACAAGCTGGCGCGCGTATTGGTATGCAAGAGGCTAAAAATCAAGCTTTTGAAGCACAAGGTGCTCAAGCGCTGCAACAATCAGAACTTCAAGGTGAAATGTACTCTAGAGCACTAAAAAGAAATCAATTTGCCACAGAACTAGGTATGGCTCAACAAGAGTTTGGTCAAGCTAGAGCTGAAAAGCAAGCCGCTACTACGCAAGCGTTTAACGCATTTGGTAATATGGCTTCTGCGGGATTTGGTTATATGGAAAACATAAACGCAGCAACCGAAGAAGACTTTGGTTTAGGTACAGGTATAATAGGATTACTTGGTGGTGTTTTAGGTAAAACAGGTGGAGGAACTTATGGCTAAGAAACAATCATACATGCCACCTATGGGTGGAGATGCTAACTTAATACAAGGTGCTGGTTTTGCAGCTAAAAACCTTATGCAGCCTGTTGGTCAAGGTATAATTGAGCAAGGTAATTTAAGAGCTCAGGAAAATAAACAAAGAAAACAAGAGATATCAAAACAAGCCGATGCGCGTATGGCTGCGTTTATGGAAAACATGCCGCAGAATATTGATATCGCTAAAGTTCCAGAGCAAATGCGTCCTGAAATTACTAATTTCTTGATGGATGAAAAAGACAATTACTTTAGAAACGCTCAAATAGCTGCTACCGCTGGTCCACGTAGTCCACAATATGCTGAGGCTATTCAAAACATGAATACTATCATGCAGAAGTTTCAAAACCTTAACAACGACTTAACTAAGCTTTACGACACTAAAAAGAAAACATTAGAAGACTTTGAGTTAGGTTCTATATCAAATGGTACTTCTGCTGATGCTAAGGATTTTATGACGAGGCTTACCACAGATGAAATAACATTAGGTATTAATAGTGAATCAGGTAGATTAGCTTTAGGTGATGATGGTTCTATGAACATGGATAACCTACCTAAAATGCACTACAAAGACCACGAGTCTGCACAGGCTATACTAACACTTAATAACCAGCTATATAACAATGGTAGACCTATGGATGCTGGCCAAGAAAGTATAGTACGTATGCAGCTTCAGAACATAATGGATAAAGGTGGTAACGCTGCAGTAAGGTCGTTAGCTACAGACGATCATATTATACCTGGTGGTCTAGGTATTGATCCAGAAGATTACACACCTGAAGAGCTTAAAAAATTAGTTCTTGACCAATATGTCAACGTAATGAAAACAGCTTCTCAAAACGGTTACAAAGCTGTTATACAAGAAGAAAACAGAGCAGATAATAGAGCTTTGGAAAGAAGTATAAACTTAGCTAAAAGGAAAAAAGAACTTGGTGTAGACGGTAATGGTGGTGATGATGGTATGACCAATGCTCAAAGACAAAAAATAAAACAAGCTGAAAGGATAGTATCTCAAGTACAAGGTGATCTTCAGGATATCATTAATATGGAACCAAATGAAGATGTTGTTTTGCTTGTTGGTAGTAAATACAAAGGCAAAGAGGTTCTTGGAGCTAAAAAGCGACAAATTCTTGAAAACGGGAAGTCAAAAGAAGTTTTAGAAATTGAATTTTTAGTTAAAACTTCTACTCGTAATTCAGGAACGCGTTATGAGACGGTCGAGCAAATTACAGACGCGGTTAATATCGATCTTTCTGATCCTAGACAACAACAAATGTTAAGAGACCAAATAATTAGATACCGCTTTGGTTCTGATGACGCTTCTGATAAAGCATTGCTAATATCAGGTGATCTTAGTGATGTAGAGGAACAATTACCTACAATGGAGGAGCTTTTAATAGGCCGTCAATATAAATAATAATATTTTCACATGTTTGAATACGAAGGAAAAACGTATAGCTTTGATGATATTCAGGCTATTGTAAGTGATTACAACGCTCAAAACAACACCTCATACACTGTAGACGACTATGTGTCTATGGCAGGTATGGCAAAGGTTGATGATTCAGCAAAGATGGAGGGCGTGGATCAGCAGGACGTGACCACACAAAGCCCAATAAAACCGTCCGAGGGGCTAGCGCAAGATATGGCTTCGTTTTCGGAAAATTATTCATCGGAATCGAGTACAGAAGATAGCCAGAATCAAATGGGTGAGTTTAAATTACAAACACCCAGCACTTTACAACCTATTGATCAAACCGAGTTTACACCTCATATAATAGACCACGAGTTTGTTGATGAGATGTACAACAAAACTAGGTATAGTGATAAAGTAATGTCTTCTGTCAACAAGGTTATTAAATCTGATAACCTTCCTAAGATTGATAGAAAAGCTTTGATTGACGAAAAGGAAGACTTCTATGGTTTACAGACTGATCAAATATTAGATTACTCTAGTCAAGAAATGGTCATGCAGTTTAACGACGCTGTGTTAGTTGACTACATGGAGAACGACGAGGACTTTGCTTTAGCTAGAAAAGAGTTTGAGTTAGACTTTAAACCTAAAGCTAAAGAATACGCTGATCAGCTAGCTAAAAAGTACGGTATTGTAAAAGAAGACGGTTCTTTTGATTACGACAGTCCTAACGCTGAACGCTACATTCAAGACATGAATGATTACTATTACTCTAATTTCTTAAAAGATGAGAGAATAGCTAAAGACATTACTAATTTTAACAACCAGTTAAGTTTTTACCACGATAATAATTACTCAGCGTACAATGTTGAGGCGCATACACCTAGTTGGGTTTCTTATATAAACAACTCTAAGCTTTACTCGCCCTTTAAAAATTCGGGATTAAATCTCATCAACTCTTTTTCTATGCTTAGGCGTATGAATACAAGTATACAAAAAGGTGGTTTAATGGACGAAGACTTACAAAAAGTAAGTTACAACCATAACAAAATGCTTAGGCTTGCTGATGAAAAAGGTTGGTCTGAAGATCAAAAAGGTGTTATTGACGATTATGGTATATTTCAACCTATGGGTGAACAATATCCTTCAATAAACCCTTCTAGAGGCGCAAAGCTAACGACTTGGAGAGAAGCTAGAGAGCAACAAGAAGAGATGATAAAATCTCAGCAAGGAGATTGGGTTAAAAGATACAACAAGGTTGTTGAACGCATGGCTATCGATATGTCTTTTGATACTAGTACGATGGACGATGTGTTCAGTGCTCAGGGTTTTGCTGGTACAATGAAGGAAGCGGCTGGTATGGTGGCTGAGCAAATACCTCAAATGGCTGCCGCTTTAATATCTTACGGTTCTTTACCAGCTGCTCAAATGGCTGGTGATGATTACTTTTCTGTCATATCAGATAGAGCTAAAAATAAGTTTGGTGTAGACGATCAAGGTTTAACATCTGCTATGTTGTTAGATATAGTTGAATCAGATTCAGCAAACGAACTTGGTAAAGGCTCTATAGCTGTTGGTGTTTTTAGCGGTGCCGCAGAGTACATCGGTGCTAGATCAGTAAGCAAAGCTGCGTTAGGTGTAAACGTCTTAAAACAATCATCTAGAAACGCCATGTCTTCACTTCTTAGAGGTGTAATGCAAAAAAACCTTAGACAAGCACTTAAAAAAGCCGGTGTTGGTGTTTTAAAGCAAGGTAGAGCTTCTCTTGGGGCAGGTTGGGACGAAGCTTGGACGGAGTTTACACAAGAGCTTCTAACACAAGCACATGTTGGTGAATTTAGTTCTGACAGGTTGCTTGAATCTGCTGGTATGGGCTTTACGGTGGGTATGCTTATGCCTGTTTATGGATCTGTAAGTGCTTACACTTTAAACGAAATGCAGAGTGCCTTTAACATGGTTAGAGGTAGGTTTGATCCTAAGAGTTCTGAAGCCATGTATAACTGGTTTTCTGAAAGAATAAGAGTTAAACTTGAAAACGGTCAAATAAGTAAAGATGAGTTTGATCAACAAATGGAAGATCTTAGGTACGTTCAAAATGCTAATACGTCTATACCTTCCAAAGTTAGACAGGATAAAAATCTAGCTAATAAATGGGTTAAAGCTGAGATTGAATTTCAAAAAATAAAAAGAAAAACACAAGCTAAAGAAGAACTCGGCGAAGAGTATGATATGTTTAGCTTAGCAGCTGCGGCTACGCATAAAAAAGCTTTAGAAGCGCTAGTTAAAGTGTCTGAAAAAAAAGACATTGATCCTGCTAGAATAAAAGAATTAAAAAGAAGGCTTAACAAGGTTAAAAGGTACGACATAAGCGGTTACATGTTTGCAACTGCAGCGTTAGGTCATATTGAAGTTTACGATAGGAACTTTAGTAGATTTACTAAAGTATTCAACAACAGTTTAAAAGCAGCTAGGCAAATAGATACAGATATAGTTAAAATCGACACCTTTGAAGAAGCTGCTATTATTAAGTTAGCTGATCAAGGTATTGTAAAACCTGGTAAAAACGCGACAGATAAACAAAAACAAGAGTACGAGCAAGCTGTTAAAGAGCTAGTTGCTAAAATGGATGGAACTCAAGGGTATATTTCTGATGCTTTCTTTTTAGGTAAAGATGGCAAGCAATATGTTATAACATCACTTATAAATGATCCTGAGTACAACACCCAATCTCCTTCTCACGAACTTCAACATCATTTATGGAAGAAAACTCTTAATAATGACCAAGCTATAGTTGATAACCTATATTTCGCTACAAGAGACGCATTGATAGAACTTTCTAGATCTGGAAAGATTAAAGGAGATGTTAAGTCCGTGCTTGAATCACTTGAGAAAGCCTACGAATTAAAAGACAACAAAAACAAACGTGATGAGTTGCTTAACATAATTGGTGATTCTTTTATGGTTGAAGGTGATTCTAGACTTGCTTGGAATGAAAATTTACTTCAAAAAGTAGGTAGACATATCAACGAGTGGTTTGGTAAAACATACAACACAGAAGTTAATCTAGACACTGGAGAAGATGTTATTAGATGGATATCTGGGTACAAGAGAAATATAGCTCTAAATAGAGGTCTTGGTGCAGGTACTGTTAAAGGTGCTAAAGAAGGATTTAAAGGTAAATTAACGGAATCTAAAGGGCCAAAATACACTGCTAAGTTTGATGAATCTGTAATGGAATCTAAAAGAACAGTTCCAACAGAAGATCAAGCTAGAGTTTCTAAAGAAATACAAGAGATATACAACAATAGGGAAGAATACGGTGAGTTTTGGGCATTTCAAGTTTTAGAGTATCAATCTTCAAAAGGTCAAAACTATTTTAGAAACTTAGTTAGAAGCATACTTAAAAAACACAATTACTACGAAAGACCTAACGCTAAACAGATGGAAGAGGATGTTATAGCTAACTCTCTTTACAACTGGAATCAAAGAAAAGATACTCGTAGAGAAATAGGTAATGATGGTGTTTTAGGTTTAATAATGTCTTATGACGAGTCTAAAAATGATTCATTACTTGCTTACATAAATACATACCTTGGTCTAAATATGACCACGCAGAATGGTTATGGTATTATTGATAAAGCACTACAAGCTACTTCTGGTAGAGGATTTGAATCTAGTGTTGATGATGTTTACGATTTATCAATATCCGAGGATAGCAACGGTATGGGTATGAGTGAAGGTCTTGATTTCACAGAAGAGGTTACATTCAGCAAGCTACGTCGTATATTAAACCTTAATGAAGAGCAAATGAACATGGTTCGTAAAGCCGTTATGGACGGTATGCTTGCTCTTGAAGAAGTTTCTGGGCCTGGTACTCTAGCTGAAATGGCTATGGAGCAACCTGTTTTGTTTAGAAACTACTTTAAAAACGTGTTTAAAGAGTACCTGTATAAATACCTTCTTGAAGAGGTTGTTGGTACTAAACAGGGTTATAGAGAGTTTTTAGATAAAGCGTATGAATGGATACCTCAAATATTTGATATAAGAACATTAACAAATAGAAAAATAACTCCTTTCTATGAAGTGCTAAAAGATCCTAAAACAGGTAAACCTCTTAGATACAATTACAAAGAATCAATCGAGCTAATGCTTGATGATCCTAAAGCTGGTAACGCTAAGGTTGTTAAAAGAGAACCAACTTATCAAGAGTTTAAGAATTGGTATAACGCTGTAGGTATGTCTCAAAACATGTGGTTTCAACGTAAAAAGTCTATTGTTGAAGCTATGGCTGAGACGCTGGGTTTTGACGCGGCTTTAGAGGTGCTTAAGAATCCATCTCAGAAGTTTTTTACAGCTAGAGGTAAAGAACGTAGTGCTGATCCAATGGACGTGATGGGTGAAATAGCAGAAGCTTCTGATAAATACAAAGGCTCTGCTGTTGTTGCTAGAATAGCTCAGGTTATAAATAGAGATCCAAATGTTAAGTTTAGCAGCCGTATGTCACCAAGAGATGCAGCTGACTTGATAACTAGAGATCAAGAGATACAAAGCTTGATGGAGCGTATGGTTAACCCAGCTGTGGTTCAAAACATGGCTAAAAACGCTGGTGTTAACACACGTACTAAAGAAGACATTAGAGATTACATGTCAACTATTATAGAAGACGCTATAGAACAAACTATGCCTACAGTTTTAGATCCTAATTCTGTAAAATACTTGGCTGAAAAAGCAGCAAACTTCATAATGTCTTTGCACGCTAATAAAACTAGATACAACGTTGAGCAAAACAAAAAAGTTTCTAATGCTTACAGTTACCACGTTGTTAATGTTTTGACTGATGCAGCTAAAAACAAAGTGTTTAACAATGGTTTAGATAATTACTTGAATGTATCTGGTTATTCATCTATCGTTGACGCAACTAAAGTCAATAACAGTTTTTTAACACACGTTGTAACACAACGGTTCTTTAACGCTTTGGAAAAATATCTAAAGGAAGCAACACCTATGGATGTTGGTAACAAAAATGTTGACTTGTTATCTGATGTGTTGCAAACTAAGGTTGCTGTTGAAAATGTACTTTCTATAATAGATCCTGTAAACTACATTGAGCGTGTAAGGTCTATTAACGAAAGAATAAGAAAAAATTACGGTTTAACTGGTGATTATCAGGGTTACATTGCTAGAGAAATAGGTTTTGAAAAAGACTATAGATCTATCACCGGTGAAGAGCTTGATGATGATTATGGTTATAAATATGGCGCTTACAATAGCGTTGCTATCGGTGAGTCAAACGATCTTACGTTAATAGCCAACTCTGTGTTAAACGCTAGAATAGACTTTGAAGAAAAGTTACCTAAGTTCAACCCCACCGTTGAGCTTAGCCTTGCTTTCTCTGACGCAAAACAAGTTAGCAAATCAACTATTGGTTATGCTCAAGAGGTGAGAAAAAGAATGAAACCATATAGTGATATACTAAACAGTATAATTGAAGAAACATCAGAAGCTTACAGAAACAATCTTATAAACTACAACGACGTAATAAACATACTTAAATCTTTAAACAGCAATAAAGATTTACTTAAACTAGGTATGTTGCCGTTCGCTGTGCAATCTGACGTTGTACTTGAAAAAGCTAAGCTTGGTGAAGATTCTTACATTGTTTATAGAACTGGACCTGTTGATGATGCGTATTTACAAAAAAACAATAAAGAAGGTCATTACTTTGCAGAGTTTGAAATATACTCTAACAACTACAGGGTTTTCACACAACAAGAAGTTTTAAGGAAAGAGGGTCGTAGAAACGATAGAGACAAAACAGAGGCTTACGTTGTACAGATGAAAAATCCGTATGAGATGTCTGATAAAATGGAGTTTATGCGGGCTGTTATAGGAGGATTAAGGCCGCAAACGTTAATAAACTTAGGGTACGACGGTATTATATTTAACAGCCCTATTGCTAGTGGAGCTGAATTTTTACCTGGTAAAGAGTTTTTAGCTTTTAGCTCTAAGCAAGTTACTAAACTAACGAATTTTGATCGTGAAGCTACTATAGCTATAAACAACGAGGGCGTTATACCTTCAACTACACATGAGTACATGGTTTCATCTATAGCCGAATACATACTTGGTAACGGGGTTTATTCTAATAAAAACCCTATGTCATCTGACGTACTTGGTGCTTCTATAATAGCTAACAAGAAATACAAGACTAAACTAAAAAAACTTGGTTATCTAAACGAAATGGAGTTATCTATGATTGACGAGAAGTCATTTAATGATGTCACGCCATTTAGCAGATTTATCAATATGACTAGACCTAGTCTACCGCGTACATCAAAACCAGGTTTCCAAACATCGTCTAATGATTTCTTTTTATACGACTTTAGCACAGGTAATTTTAGCAAGACATTAGACCTTTCTAAGCTAAATGAGCATGATAGAATTCAACGTGTTATCGCTGACTTAAAAATATTAGGTGATGATATAAGAGACTCTAAGAGAAAGAAAAAATCAAGTGATGAAAAGAAAGGTAGAGAGAAAGCTAATAAACAAACGTTTAAACGTAAGAAAAAAAGACTTACAGCTAAAACAGTTGACAAATTAGCATCTATACTTGATGAGACTAGAGAAAAAGTAAGAGGTAAAATGCTTACTCAAGAAGAGATCGACAAAGAGCAAAAACTAGAAGAACAAGAGCGCGAGGCTGCTGCTTTAAACAAGCAGATGAACGACTTGATAGAGGAGTTATTTGGTATTAAATCAGAAAGCGTGATAGATGCTATTACAGCTGATGAGAGATCAAAGAAAACAACTAGAAGAGAATTGTTACCACCTGCCGCTGAAGACTTCTTTGGTTTACTAGAAAACTATTTAGTCGGTAAAGGTAAGCAGGGCGAAAAACACTTGTCTTTCTTGTACGAGTACCTTATTGAGCCTTTAATGATGGCTAACTTTAATTATGATTCAGAAAGAATTAGACTTCTAAAAGCGTTTAAAAACATTAGAGACACTTATAAAGCGACTTTCTCTTTCTTGAAAAGAACAGCTGTTGATTTTAAGAGATCAGATGGTGTAGAAATGCAATACTCTGGTGAATCAGTGCTTAGAGCGTATATATTTGAGAGACTTGGACACGACACTGGTTTAGACCCTGAAGTTAGGAAAGCCTTTAATGCACATATTATAAAAAATCCAGATTTAAAAACCATAGCATTAAAAGTTATATTGATAACTAAAGAGCATAACTACGCTGAGCCTAAGGGTGATTGGTGGCTTGGTAGTATACAAGAGGATATACTAACAGCTTTAAAGAGTAATAGTAGAAAAGTTTATTACGATGAGTTTATAAGAAATGCTGAGATTATGTTCAGTGAGGATAATATGAACAAACTTAAATACGCTCTTGGTTACAAATACACTAAAGCACTTGAGGGTACATTAAAAAGAATAAAAGCTGGTAGCAACAGAACTGAACAATTAAGTAAAACAACCCGTGCTCTTTTTGACTTTATGAACGGTACAGCTGGTGTTGTTATGTTTGGTAACGTTAGATCGGCTGTTCTACAGTTAATATCATCAACAAACTACATCGATTATTCAGATAACAACTTACTAGCTGCTACTAAAGCAATGGCAAACTTCCCTCAGTTTGTTAATGACTTTATGTACATAATGAACAGTGATTTCTTATTAGCGCGTAGAAACGGTCTTCAGATGGACATCAATGAATCTGAGATCATAGATAAGACTAAGACAGCTTCTAATAAGTTTAGAGCTATGTTAGCGCTTATACTATCAAAAGGGTATGTATTTACTAAATACGGTGACTCTACAGCTATCGCTCTTGG